GGTGGCCGGGATGCTGAAGGGGCGAATGGTGAGACGGTTTGTTGGGGTGATGGAGGAGTGGGAGATCAAAGAGGCGGTTGAAAGGGCTTTGGGGGCTGGGGGTAAGAAGCGGGAAGGTTGAATTTTAAGCGTTAAGTACATAGAGATTTTTTATACTGAAGCTGAAACTGATTACCGGCATTAAATAGATAAGCAGAAAGGATGGTGAGCATAGTGGCTGTACCAACTAAGATGAAAGACAGGCATCTTGCAGGCAGGCCGTTGATTTTTAAGACTGCTGAGGAGTTAGAAGAGAAAATTGATGAGTATTTTCGGCTGTGTGATGAAGGACGCGTTAAGACGGTTATTACGAAAGACGGAAAAGATAAACATGTGAAATGTCCCAGGCCGTATACGCTTTCGGGGCTGGCGGTTCATTTGGGGGTGGATAGGACAACGCTGGTGAATTATAGTAATCGGGATGAGTTTTTCAACACAATTAGGCGCGCGCGGCAACGTTGCGAGAACTACGCCGAAGAACAGCTTTTCGAGGGCAATGATCGAGGGGCGAAATTTTCTCTCATCAACAACTACCGTAACTGGTCGGATAAGCAGGAAGTCCAACACACCGGCAAAGACGGCGGTCCGATTCGGACGCTTAATCTTTCGGCCTTGTCGGATGTGGAACTGGAGACCTTGCAAAAACTTTTAACGAAGTCCACGGAATCTATAGAGTCCCAAAAACAGGAATAAGAGATTTTAGCTGGCAAGGTGCAGAGATGCAAAGTACTTATATATTGTATCTTTACACCACCAAATTCGGGGAAACCCAATAGCAACACCGGCTGAGTGCTATTTTAAAAACGTCATCTGCGGTACCAAAATGAGTCGTTTTTGACACCTGGGATGACGTGGGAGGAATTGTAAATGTTGAAAGAAACTAGATACATTGATGAGAAAACCGGTGAGATTAAACACAGTAATGTGCGCCATATAGCTGCCGCGTTCGATGAAGAACGCGGTTATTTATTTTGGGCGCGAAAATCTTTCACCAAGTCTTTTATCCATGTGCCGTTTCCCAAGCAAATGTCTTGCCGGGAGATCGGCAGAATGGCAATTTTATCGAAGCAAATATGGAGCAACACTAATATGCTGGGCCGACGTATAGGGCGTGGAATAAAACCACTTACTACCAAAGATATTGGTAGGGCGATTGGGGTTCGGGAGCGCCAGGCGCAACGATTTATTGAAAAGATGGTTCGCCTAGGCATGATGGCTCGTGTCAAGGTCAAAGTGGGAAATAAGACACAGATTCAATTTTACCTTAACCCGATTCATTATTTCAGCTCCAACCGGATTCCGCTTAATCTTTATCTAATATTCAAAAAGCAGCTTGACGCATTCTTGCCGGACTGGGTGAAGCGGGAATACGCAGTGCAGAAGGGGAAGGCGGTAAGCAATGAGAAATAAGGAGGCCGCTGACGCCATTTTGCAGGAAGCGGAAAGGCGGAACATTGCTACAATCGGCAACGCGAAGACGATTCTCAGCATAATGCCGTGGTTCATTGACCGCGTGTCGGGTGTCCTGCGCCACCAGGACATGATGGATGTCGTTGATGTCAGTAAAGAGACAGTTGAAAACCTCTTATCCTTACTGGTGGAGATAGAGGCGCTGGGCGAACATGAGGCTGGCGGCGACTTTTATTATACCGCCAACCCGTATGTCTTTATGAAGGGCAGGCCAGCAAGGCCTTGACGGCATTTTTTGAGGACACCTGGTGGGCGAAAGAATCAAAGTAACACAATATCTATTAAGTTACTTTGACACTAATCTAATTCTCAAATAGCGTATAGCTGGTGTTTTATAAGATAGAGTGTTGTAATAATTACCCAAACGGTTTACTTTTAGGGGTTAAATAGCGTAAACCAGCGTCATTACTGAATAAACCCTGAGTCAAATAATCGCCTACAAGCCGTTTTTAAAATAGCCCTCTTGTAATCACATTCAGCCGTAAAACAAGGACGGCAAAATGGCGTATATTGAATCGTTTAGCTGGGGAAATAGCAAAAACAAGATATTTGTTTAATATAAATAAAAAGTATCATATTGTATTGACTATTGCCATTGAATCCCCTATAATTAAATCAAGAGGAGGGGATTTAATGAATACCGTACAGCCAATCAAAGACCGGCAGACAATCGAGAAATTCAAAACCTGTCTGTTAAAACGTTCATACCGGGATTATATGTTGTTTGTTTTAGGCATTAATACCGGATTCCGAATTGCCGATATGCTGAAGTTACAAGTCAAGCAGGTTTTGAACTCCCACATCACAATCCGGGAGGACAAAACAAATAAGGAGAAGCGGGCGTTAATCAACACACACCTGCGCCAGGAGCTTGACAAGTATACTCAAGGGATGGAGCCGGAGGAATACCTTTTTCAGAGCCGGAAAGGCGAAAACCGACCCATAACTCGAATACAGGCTTACAGAGTAATCAACGAGGCCGGCAGGAGTCTGGGACTGGAGGAGGTCGGAACCCATACCCTGCGGAAAACCTTTGGGTACTGGCACTACCGGCGGCATAAGGATGTAGCTTTGCTGCAGAATTTATTTAACCACTCAGCGCCATCGGTAACGCTCCGGTATATCGGCATCAATCAGGATATGATGGATGAGACGATGAAGGAGTTTTTCTTGTAGCCACTAAAAAATTGAATATTAAGCGCCTTGCGGGGCGTTTTTCTTTTGCTTAATTTACCCGGCCGGGATGAAGGACCGTGAACTCGCACCTGCGGTCTTTCTCTTTTCCCTCAGGTAGTGCGAATCAACCAGCGAAGAAGCTCCCTTAATGGGAGTTTTTTCATAGGAGGCGGTTGGTTTCCCCGCAGTTTCCGACCGCCTCTTTACCTAAACTGCGGGAAAATAAAACTGCGGGAGTGTGAAAAATGGAAAACGCTTTACAAATAGCTACATTACAAGAGCTTGAAACAAGAATTAAGGCAGGGCTAGAGACTTTTGTTGACGTTGGTTTGTGTTTATTGGAAATCAGAGACAGGCGACTTTATCGGGAGAAAGGTTATACCCGTTTTGAAGATTATTGTCGGGAACAGTGGGGTTGGGGGAAACAGTATGCATATAGACAAATTGAAGCAGCGAAAACAATAGAAATAATTGGCAGAAAGTCGCCCATGGGCGACGAAATGCCAAAAACAGAGAGACAAGCCCGCGAACTTGCCCCGCTTGTCAAAGCAGACGAACAAGAAGCCGTCAAGACATGGCAGAAATTGCGAGAAGAACACGGCGACAACCTGACGGCAGAAAAAATTCGACAAGCGGTTAAGGAAAGACTTCAACCGGAGGCCCCGCAAGAACAGCCCTCCTCGACAATGGAAGAGGCTGATGAAGAGACCTCCGGAATTGAATGCGCTCAACAGGAAGAAAAAATAATCCTGCCGGGGAAAAGACACGATGAAGCGCTACGCATGAGTGAAAGCAATGAATGGTATACGCCCTCTGTATACTTAGAAGCAGCGCGTGAGGTTTTGGGCTGGCTTGATATTGATCCCGCTTCGTGCGAAGCAGCAAATAAAAATGTAAGGGCTAAAGTCTATTACGACAAAGACTCCAATGGATTGCAGCGAGATTGGCCTGGTAAAGTATGGCTGAATCCTCCTTACGGCGGCCTTTCTGCCGTCTTTACGGCAAGGCTTATTGAACAATATCAAACAGGAATTACGACCGAAGCAATATTGCTTGTTAACGCTAACTCGACAGATACCAAATGGTTTCAGCCTCTATGGGAGTATATTTTATGCTTCACGGATCACAGGATTAATTTCATATGTCCGGACGGAGAAAAAAGCGGTTCCACCCACGGAAGCGTGTTTATATATTTTGGCCCGAATCAAAAAAAGTTTGCAAATGCATTTTCACGGTTTGGTGTTATTGTCAGGCGGTGGGAATATGACAATACAGAGTGAAGAAAGATTTATGGCCTCCCTGTGGGATTGGGGTATTTTGAAAGGGTGTTTCGGCGATTCAAAAATAGAGCCAACAGATATGGATGGCCTGGTTGAAAGGAAAGGTCATTTTTTAGTTTTAGAAGCTAAACAACCTGGGGTTAAAATAAAACAAGGACAATGGTGGACTTTTAACGCATTGGTAAATACGGGCTATTTTACCATTGTTATTTTGTGGGGCGAAAGAAATAAGCCGCAGGAAATGCAGGTTTTATATCCGCTGCCATATAAGGCGACACCAAAAAGGTCAGCCGACTTACGACAATTGAGAAAAGTTGTTTCTTGGTGGTACAGATATGCAAATTCCAAAAAGAGAATTCCCCTGTCATCGAGGTGATCCCATGAAACTCCCGGCCGAACTGCGGAACATCGAAATAACCCCAGAAATGATCGGGCAGGAACTGGCCCGGCG